GATATCCAGACGATTATTTGGGATTAGAATTGATATTTATTTATGATGATGAATCGAAAGAATTTGCTTTTGACGGGATAAACAGTTCTGCACTGTAAATTCTGATTTACCGAGAAAAAGGAGCGACTCAAATCGCTCCTTTTTAAATATTCAGTGCATTCCTCGTCAACCGATAAATCTCCAGCCGTGACAGTGATTTTGGGCTATTGTTGGTCTGGTTCACTGTGCAGCTGTTGTCGTTATTATAGTAATTGTTGACCGTGCCGCCGGAACTGCCGCCGACTATCGCACCGGAGATACCATTCAAACTATAATTCAAATCAGAATCCATGGTCAGCTGCATGGCTTTCGCCACACCGCCCACGGCTTTCTCCACATACTTCTTGCTTTTGTCAATGCCGTCTGCCAGTCCTTTCATAAAGTCCGGCATCCAGCTCTCGTAGTCCGTCAGCGGTCCTTTGTCCGGTACAGAGAAGTGCAGAAAATCCCGAATGGTATCGGCAACATTGGTGACGCAGTCCGCCAGCCAGCCGATGGCACTCTGAATGCCGTCAATGATTCCCTGAATGATATCCCGTCCCCAGTTCCAGGCATCCGAAGCCAATCCCTTGATATATCCCACAGCGGCATCGAACCCATTCTGAATGGTGGATTTGATGCCGCTGATTTTGTCGGAAACTGCAGAACGGATGTTGTCCCAGATGCTGGACACCGTAAAAGAAATGCTCTGCATCACGTTGGAAATTGTACTCTTGATGCTGTTCCAGACAGAAGATACCACCGACCGGATAGCGTTCAGAACATTGGAAACCGCAGAAGAAATCTGATTCCAGATAGACGATACCACAGAAAAAATGGCATTCATCACACTGGAAATCGTGCCGAAGATGCTGTTCCAGATGGAAGAAACCACATTCCAGATTGCAGACAAAACAGACGAAATGAAACCTGATACGGCATTCCAAACCGTAGTCACCACATCTTGAATCGCTGTCAAAACCGTGGAAATTGTAGTAGAGATGGCATTCCAGATGGTTTCAAATGTCGTTCGGATACCCTCTAAAATGGGTGTTAAAAACGCCACGATTGCATTCCAAATGGCATTGATCTTCTCCGAGATCCAATCCATCACTCTGCCCACAATGATCTGAATGGCTTCAAAAATCGTCTGAAACAGATAGCCAAATGCCGTGATCAGCGGTTCTAAGGTGGTGTAAATGGCATTCCAAACGGTCGTAATCACGTTATAAATTGCCTGAAAAACCGTAGAAACCACGTTGTAAATGGCATTGAAAATCGTGCTGAAAAAGTTGTAGATCGCTGTAAAAATCGTGGTGAAGAAATCCCGAATCGCTGTAAATACGGTCGTTGCCACCGTCTGAATGGCAGTGACAATGGTGGTGAAGGTATTGGAAATAGACGTCCAAGTGTTAACGAAAAAGTCCCGGATTCCGGTAACAATTCCCGTGAAAAAGGAAGCAATGCTGTTCCATGTGTCCACAAAAAATGTTTTGATGGAAGTCCAGACTTCGTTCCAGCTTGTTCCGAACCATCCCAGCACCACATCTGCAATGCCTTTCAGAGTATTCATGATATTGCGAAACGTGTTGACAACGAAATTCCAGATAGACGTAAAAATGCCCTTGATGCCGTCCCAGCACTGCTCCCAATCGCCAGTAAACAGACCGATCAGAACGTCCAGCAGCCCCAGAAGAACGCCAGTAAACTCTGAAAAGATGTTGGAGATATTCTGAAAAACGCCTTCAAAAATAGGAGCCAGCAGATTGCACAGCCCGTCCCACGCCGCTTTCAGCACATCGGTGAAACTCTCAAAGTCGAATCCCAGAGCATTTAGCCGGTCAGTGATGCCCTGTGTCAATCCAGTAAAGGTGCTTTTGATCTGTTCCCAGATAGCGATGATGTTGCTTTTGAATTCGTCATTGGTTTTCCAGAGATGCACAAAGGCAGCCACCAAAGCGGCAACAGCTGCGATGATGGCAAGCAGCGGACCTAATGACACACCCAACGCTCCGGTAATAGCTCCGATGCCACCTTGCACAGCCGAGAAAAGGGCAGGCAGTTTGGACACTGCGGAAAAGACGGTTCCCACACTGGAGATGGTCTTTCCAAGCACCACCAGCATCGGACCCAGAGCAGCAGCCACCAGTGCAATTTTCGCAATGGTTTCTTTGGTCTGCGGATCCAGTTGATTCAGCTTGTCCACCAGTTCCTGAATACGGGAAACAATGGAGCGAATGGTAGGCATCAGAATATCACTAAAACTGATTGCCAGTTCTTCCAGCTGGGACTTTAAGATGGTTACTTGTCCGGCAAGGTTATCCTGCATGACCGCTGCCATTTTTTCAGTTGTGCCATTGTAGCCGTCCACTGTATCCGAACAAGTGTCAATGGCATTGGACAGTTTTTCAAAGTCCGCCGGGGAACCGTTGATGATCGCCAGCATACCGGACATCGCCTCTTTGCCAAACAGTGAGGCAGCCGCCTGTGCCTGTTCTGCCTCAGAAAGTCCGCCCAATTTCTGTCGGAGTTGTTCCATGAGTTCCCGCAGAGAATACATCTTGCCGGAACTATCTGTCAGAGAAATGCCGTACTGTTCCATGGCAGATGCTACCGTATCGGTCGGCTTTGCCAGATTGGTGATGGCAGAACGCAGTGCGGTACCAGCCTGTGAGGATTTGATACCGGCGTTTGCCATCAGCCCAATGGCAATGGCAGAGTCTTCAGCAGAGTATCCCAAAGAACCCAGCACCGGAGCAGCATACTTGAAAGTTTCACCCATCATGCTGACATTGGTGTTAGCGTTGGAACTTGCGGCTGCCAGAATATCCGCAAAGTGTCCGCTGTCGGCAGCAGTTAAGCCGAAAGCGGTCAGAGCATCCGTGACAATGTCTGAAGTAGATGCCAAGTCCTCGCCGGAAGCGGCAGCAAGATTCATGATACCTTCGATACCGCTGAGCATATCGTTGGTTTTCCAGCCTGCCATCGCCATGTAGTTCATAGCATCCGCAGCCTCACTTGCAGAGAACTTCGTTTTACTGCCCATTTCACGAGCCTTTTCCCGGAGAGCATCCATCTCTGAACCGGTCGCACCGGACACCGCTGCCACCTTTGACATGGCGGAATCGAAATCCGCACCAGTTTTCACGGCAATGGTTCCCAGAGCCGTGACACCGGCAGTGACCGGCAGCAGCTTTTGTCCCACACCGGAAATCTTGTCTCCGGCGGACTGCAGCGTTTCACCCAGAACGCCCATCTTTTCCAAGGCGGTGTGAGAATTGTTTGCTTCTGTGGTCAGGCGTTTCAGTTCGTTTTCGGTTTCGATGATCTCACGCTGCAAAGCATCATACTGCTGCTGTGAAATTTCACCATTTGCAAGAGCCGTATTTGCCTGTTCTGCCGCAGTTTTCAGTACTTCCAGCTTTTCTTTGGTGGCAGACACCGCATCTGCCAGCAGCTTGTGCTTCTGGGACAAGAGTTCGGTGTTGGTGGGGTCGAGTTTCAGCAGTTTCTGGACATCTTTCAGCTGCGTCTGCGTACCCCTGATGTCCTTGTTGACACCTTCCAGTGCCTTGGACAGCTTGGTGGTATCGCCGCCGATTTCTACGGTGATGCCCTTGATTCGATTAGCCATACAATCTCACCCCCTTATCAAAATTTATCAAAGTCACTCTGATCCGCTAACATATGATATTTGTATTCGTCATTCTCCCGTTCGGTGAACATATCATTCACCAAACCAATGGTCAAAAAATCCAAATCGCCCATTGACAAACCAAGCTGAACGCACCGCAACAAAAACAGCGGTGTGGTCATCGGTCGGTCAATCGGGCGATGTTTTTTTTAGACTGAACCTGTGTTTCTACATTCAAGCCCCAGAGGTCAATCAGCTGTGGCAGGATTTCGTAAATGCTGAACGTGTTGAACTGTTCCAGCCATTCATCCGGAGAAGCCGGAATGGCTGCATCGGCGTGTTTTGCCATGATATAGGCGATGTTCTCAAACACCTCAAGGCTCTCGATGTCCAGTGCAGAGGATTCCTCTGTATTTTCTCCCACAGACTTTTGCAGTGCTGCAAAGTCCTGATAAATATCTCTGCGAAATTTCAGACGATACAGTCTGGGGACTGCCGCACTTGCCTTAAACGGCACATCAATCCCATCAATGGTGATGTTCTTCTGAATTGCCATGCTGCACCCTCCTTACGCTTTTACAGATGCTGCGGATGCTTTACCACTCTGTACAGCGGCAGCCAGATTTGGCATATATACCGCCTTGTACCAATTCTCATAAACCTCGGCATCCGTTTTCTCACAGGTTTTAGTTTTTACCAAACCACTGTTCAATGCCGTTGCGGTCAAAGACAGCGTTTCTGTTTTAACTTCCTTTTCGTCCTCAATGGTGCTGGATTCTGTTGCCGGACGAGAGGCAGAACAACAGAACAGACAGTGACGAATTTTATTCTTATCTCCGCTGAATTCAAACAGCAGTGCAAACTGGGATACTTCTGCAGTATTGGTTTCCGTGAGAACGCCCTTTTCATCCAGCTTCTCACCGAGAATGTCTGTCGCAAACTCAAGCGGAACCAATGCGATTTCAAGATCGCCGGTGTAACCAGAGTTATTGTTGATCACATAGTACACACCATCGTCAGCGTAAAAATTGGATGCTTCACCTTCTGCATCGATAGACAGCGACACTGCACCGGGAATGCGAACTGGCTTTGCAAAAGTCGGTACACCTTCTTCATCATAAGAAGTGATTTTTGCATAGTGAACTTTGTTCAGACCGAACTTTACCTTGTTTTTCTCCATTGCCATATAGATCAAACCTCCATCTCATAGAGCACTTCATACAATTCTTCCGAATCAATGAATAGTTCTGTTTTTGTGTAATAAATTTCATGCTGGGAAAGCACTGACTCCACCTGTTCTTCCAATTCCGGCTGCTTTTTGTCTGTGTACAATTCAATGTCCAGCTGTTTGCAACTGAAATATGCCAAATTGTCTGCCGAAAACGTATTCTCTCCGGGAGATAAGAACAGCAAAAAAGGCGGTGCGGGACTTTCACCCTCGGCAAAATGATGGTAGGCGAAAGGCAGCCCCATTTCTTCCAGCATTTCAGCGATTTCTTCGTAAGTCATGACAACGCCTCCTCAATTAAATGCTCCAGCAACTGTACACCGTTTTCTTCCGCAGGAGCAATGTGCGGTTTTCCTGATACCCGACCGCCGCCACGTTTGGCATGACCCTTTTCCAACAAATGTGCCAGCTGATAACGATTTTTACTGTGTACAGTCATTTCAAGAGAATGGCTGTTTTCCTTGGTCTTCTTCGTTGCCCAGCTTTTCGCATACTTTCCGGTGTCCTTCGGAGCATTGGCAGAGATCTCGTTTTTCACTTGCGTGGCGGTTTTCCGGACAGCCTTTTTCATGGCAGTATCCGCAAGGTCTGCATATTCCTGCAAACCCTGCATGATTTCCTCTGCAAGATCGTCAATACTGGCCATTTTGTCCTGCCTTTCTGGCTTCTGCCATAAGTTTTAGATAATCCTTGTGCAGATAATCCGGTGTAATACCGATGATGTCATAAATGTTCCCCTGAAACAGGATGCGATTGCCTGTTACAGACGGCATCCAGTTTCGACTTTGCCGAATGAGAAACTCCAGCTTCTGCGTTTCTTTGGTCACACCAGCTTCCGTATTTTCTACGGAAGATTTCAAGGTTGCTCTTGCCCAGCAGGAAAAAGCTTCGTCCCACACAGCAGTGTGATTGCCGATTTCATCGGTAACAACACGATTCTCCAGAATGGTAATTCGCTGATTGAGTGTTCCAATTTCCATTACATCACACCCTCTCGCTGTGCAAACAGCATGGCACGAAGCGTTAATGTCAGCTTGGAAAAATCTGCGGTATTGCGGTTTTCATAAAGATAGGAAACCGTGTAGAGCATTGCTGTCCGTACTACATCTTCGTTTTCTGAAAAGCGTTCCTCGTCCATTCTTCCCACATCCATTACCAGCTGTTTTGCAGTTGAAATAAGGGAGAGAAGCAATGTATCGTCATCTTCAAAATCAATCCGCAGATACTGCTTGACTTCCTGTAAAGTTACCACCCACTCCAACCCCTTTCTCTGATTACGCTTTCATGCCAAGTGTCTTTACGGCTTCGGTCAGAATCAGTCTGCCATCGACACGCTGAGATGCGAGGAATCCAACCTGACCATTCATTGCAAAGACCTCGTTCAGCCGCTTAAAGGAACGTCCCTGACGGTCGCCGATCCAGTAATAGCTGAAATCGCCGAAAGCGAGACACTTTGCACCTGCCTTGATTTCCGGCACATAGCTGGAAGTGTAGTACGGACGATTGAGAATGGTATCCGGAACGCCAGCTTGTACAGACGGATTCCAGATGTAATTGCCAGTGCTGTCCTTCAGCTTACGAAGTGCCTTTACTGTGGAATCGTTGAGAACCCACACTGCCTTCTTACGATACGGGCTTCTCAGAGAATAGAACAGTTCCAGAACATCATCGAAAGTGATATTTGCAGTACTGGTAGTTGCTCCGCTCTCTGCACCGCCCGTTGCAGCAAAGATACCAGTCGGCTTGCCCTTGCCATCACCAATGAAGAAAGCTTCTTCTTCCTTTGCACCGATTCTTCTTGCAAATTCCTTTGCGATGTAAGACGGCAGGTCAAAAGCTGCATCATTCAGCAATTCTTCAGAGATCTTGATCGCTGTTCCCACCTTGTACGCGCCAAGAGAAGCCTGTCCAAAGGTATCATCCGACAGCTTATATGCGTCTTCCTCGTCCATCCAGGCAGCTTCGCCCTTAGAAGTAACGATGGGAATCTTTCGATCACCGGAGGAAGTTTTGATAACGGTTGCCAGCTGCCGGAAAATGTTTTCTTCGGTCAGTGCCTCTACCAGTTTCCGTTCAAATTCGCCCGGCACAAGATAGCCACCCTCAGTATCTGTACCAACCTGCAGGTCGTTTCGAACATCGTAAAAATTGCGATTGCGAATGCTGTTCCAGAAAGCAGTACGATATGCATCAGATGCAATCCCTGTCTTGGTATCGCCGTGAATGGCTGCGTTCGGCTTGTTCTGAATCGGCGTAGAAGTGGGCTTGTTCATCTCCGCTTCAATCTGAGCCTGTCGTTCCAGCCGCTGGATTTCCTTACCGTATGCCACGATCTGCTGCTCCATGGCATCGTATGTCTTGCTGTCCTCTTCCGAAAGCAGACCG